AAAGTAGTGTCAAATATATACTGATAATGATTCCTGTTTCCCCTTCGTTAAATATTTCACACACTTTACCACTTCAAAGCACTAAAGCGATTGTTAAATTATTCACACACTTTAGCGATTCAAAGCATTAAAGCGCTTATATGTGTAGTGATGGGCATTGCATGATTAGCATACACTTTGCCACTTTAGAGCACTAAAGCGATTGTTAAGAATTTCACACTTTATTGCATTAAAGCACTAAAGCGATTGTTACTAATTTAACAGTACACATTTATCCATATAAATTGCAACAAAATTGCATGGTATTATTTTTAGGGTATGTTATAATATAATTGTAAAGAGGAAAGGGAAATAAAGAAAATCCCATTCCAAAACAAAAACATAAAAGTGAGGTATTTTATTATGACTAACTGGAAAATCGAAAAAACCACCAATGACAACGGCACAGAAACTATCATCATCACCCGCCCTATTAACGACAAACCCAAAAGCACCGCTTGCGTTAGCCGTACTGTTAAGGCCGGCACGGTTGCCCGCGTAAAATATGCCCGCTTCAGCGATGATTTTTCCGTTGAATCTGGCGAGATGGTGAAACAGTTTGACGGTGTTCTTGATGCGGTGAAGGTTGAAAAAGCCTTGCACAATGCCGAGCCTTGCACAAAATGGCAGGTGTTGGACGTTCAGCCCAAAGATGAAAATACCTTGGGTATTCCGCGCGAAGTGTTTAATGCCGTTGCTGTACCTATTGACCGTCCGTTAAGTCAGCAGTAAAATTTTAACGTTCCGCCGGGTTTATCGTAAAAGCCCGGTTCCATATGGCATAAAGCCAAAATAAATTAAAGGAGATATACAAAAATGAAAATGCAATTCGTAACAATGAGCATTAACGGCAACAATTTTAGCATCAACAGAAAATTAACTGATACTAAAAACCGCCGCAATACCGATTATGCTAGTTGTAACATTACTGTTTTAAGACCTATGTTTTGTTGTAAAAGTGGTTTCATTGCATCCGGCTTTTCCAGTTTTGAAAGTCCCATAATGGAACATGATGTAAACAATACTGATGAAGACATTAATGACTTTGTAAAGGCGGTGTTTTCAAAATGATGTACAGTACACGCCGAGAACTTATAGATGCCATTGCAAATGAATATCATAATACTGTTAAAGGTCAGGTAGAACAACTTTATAATTGTAAAGCATGGATCTTTACGCCTAACAATTCTGATTTTTTGATTTTACAAAGTTATGCAACTATTGTAGCAGCTTTTCAGCGTTCCACCGGTATTTTGTGGGTATTTGGCTTTTATAGCAATACGACATCGAAGCACATCGCAAAATTCCGGAATTGGATTCGTTATGAATTTCAAACCGGTTGGAACTATCCTGCCACTGTTAGGTTGTATAATGATTCTAGAACTGGCAAGCGCGCCGCCCGTAAAAACTTGGAAGATGACTTTGCAAGCGTGATTGCATCCGCACTAAATCAGCATTGACCCAAAAAAACAAAATATGCGTTGCCACTAAAGGCAGCGCATTTTTTATACAATTTTTTAGTTAGAACTCTTTACTATTAAGTATAAATAACTAGCAATAGTTAAGCCTAACTGCTAACCTGTGAAATTCTTAACACACTTTAGTGATTTAGAGTTCTAAAGCGATTGACAAATTCTTAACACACTTTACCACATTAAAGCGCTAAAGCGTCCATCCATTAAGAAAATGGTGAACAGGGGCATTAACCTTAATGCAAACCCGCCACGCCGACCACCGGGGTGTTGCAAGAAGCCTGAAAATAAATCGGGGGTCAATTTATTAAACGCGTAAAACCCCTTCTCTCCTTTATATTATAAGTAGGTGATGTACAATGATTTATCGAACACGTTCAGAAATTGAATCTGCTGCTATATACTATTCATCTCTACCATATGGTGGATATAAGGAGCAGCTTTATTATCGTAAAGCTTGGATTATTAAGCCCAATGCTTCTGACCTTTTAATCTTGCAAAGTCGATCAATCATAGTTGCTGCTTATCAACATTCAACTCAAATTTTATGGGTGTTTGGTTATTATAATGACAATACATCAGCGCATGTCAAGGACTTTCAAGGTTGGTTGGCATGTAATTATTCAGGGTTTCCAAGAATCGTCAAACTTTATAACAAACCGAGAATTAAAAAGGTTAAAGATGATTTTGCTAGTGTTATTGAACAAGTGCTATCGAATCGGCGTTAAATAAAAAGTAGGTGATTATAATGACAATTCATGATATTCTATTAAATTGTGGTAATGTTACCTCTGAAACACCCATATATATTATAAAACATGGTGTGATTAAAATGCACTGTGATTTTAGGGATTTAGAACCAAGGTATGGGAAACTTCCATTCAAAATCTTTACCGTTACTACTTTATATACAGATTTAGTTGATGTATTGGCTTTTAAGTTTTATGTCTAGGAGATATACAATGCTCAATTTATTGGGTGTTTTTTAGGAGCTATTGTTGGCATCCTAAGAGAAGTTAATGATGATTTGTGCGATTAGTTTTAGATATAGGAGTTGATACAATGTGTTATGACGTTCCCATCCATCCTATTCCCATAGGCTCAATCATTAAATATAATGTAAGAGAATATGGTTATTTCTATGGAGACGGACAAGGGAAAAGAGCAATTACAATTGCTAAAATTGGTAAGGTTATTGACATTATAGAGCATGATGGTAGAGTAGTTTATTACTCAGTAGCACCAAGTTCTAATTGCACATTTAATCAATACTTTGTAGGTGATTGCCTAGATTCCGTTTGGCCAGAAAACGTGGAGGGTGTTTATTATGACAATTAAAGACCTAGATACAGAAACCCTTACTCTACTTAATAAACTATGCAATAACTGGTACATTAAAGTCTGTCCCTCATGGCTAACGCACTTCATGGATAGGGATTGCCAAGTTTGTCAGCTTAGAGAGTTGTGTTATCTGCTTGACTGTTATGATAATGACATTAGAAAAGAGTTAGCTTTACGAAAGCAGGATGAACATAATGGCTAAGAACAAAACATTTAAGCGCCAAGCCGAAGCAACTAGGCTATTGAAAAAGATAGGCGCAACAAGACGTAAATCCAGAAGAGCTGGTATAACTGTAACAGGTGAGCTTAAAGAAAGTCTTAGAGGTAGACAATCTCCTGAAATTGCAAATGCTCTGAAATTTACTGCTAATACTGCTCTTGATGAAGCTGAAAAACTGTATAACGACCTTATTGATGCAGCCGATAATGTTGAAGATAAAACATCACAAAAGCTGATGCAAGAGCATCTATCTAAATACTCAGAGCATATTAAATCGTTAAATAAATCTGTCAAAGATAGTTATAGGTCATTGAGAGTAGCTAATCGTCTTGAGGATGTGTTTAATTATAGCGATGCTGCATATAAGATTCTTAGGAATCCAGATGCTTATTTCGGTAAAAAGAAATGGGGAGCAATTTCTGGTATTCTTAACAATCTTATGGGCACCTATAGCAGGGATATTCCCCCAGACGATTTGAAAAAATTATGTGTATTGGGTCAAAAGCTAGGACTTGACACTTTGGCAGATATGGATAGAGCTTATGCAGAATATGACAATTTGCTAAGAAATTCTGACCAGATTGGTAAAGTTCTGACTGATGCGAGCGATAAACTTAGGTCTATTACGCAGGCTAACGAAGAATTTATAGATAAGCATAAAAAAGTTTATGAAGAATTTACAGAACTTGCATCTCAATATAATTTGTGGTGAATAATATGATTATAGTATATATACTTGGTGTTTTGCTTTGCATAGCTATATCTGAATTTGCATTAGGAGTGTTAATAGATACACTAACGTGTGAACATGACAGAGATTTTCTTTGGTTTTCTCTCATAGTTTTGTCTATATGTCTTATTTTAGTAGCTGTTTTTGGATTTATTGCCTTGACATTTAGTTTTTTGAATTATATTTAAGCTTATCACGATAGGTTTAGTAGAATGTTTCTTTAATTGGCTTGATTCTTTATTCTAATATTATATTGTTATGGGAGGTGGTGCTATATGTGAGAAAGCGTAATGAGCATAAGTATTCAACTATCATATATTGCTATGATATTGAAACATCATCCTTAATGTATGGTGAGGATGAACTTCAAGAGCATCTGCAAAGCACTTATCTTCACGGCCTAGCTTCATTTGCTTATCGTCCTATACCTCACGCACCATTTAGTGACTTTGAGAATGAAATGGATTATAATTTCTTTAGAACTTATGATTCAATTTCTTCTGAATTTGAGAGAATCAATGAGGATGCTAAGAATAATGATGAATACGTAAAAATCTTTGTGCATAACTTGAGCTATGAATTTGAAGCAATGATGCGTAACATAAATTTCTGTATTAAAAACTTTAATCCTAAACGTTTCATTGCGGTTGCTCCGCACCAGCCATTAGTAGCAGCTTTTGACCATCTTGAATTTTATGATAGCTTCAAGATTCTTTCATGCAAAAGCCTTGAGCTTATAGGTACAGAACTTGGAGTTCCTAAACTTAAAGAAGTCAAAGGCGGTTACGACCAAAAATATTATTGGTGGTCAGATTTGCCTGATTCTGAATACATTTACAATGAACGTGACTGTAAGCTAGTTTTGTATGCACTATGTAGATACATGGCTAACTTCACTAAAGTTGATACTGTATCAGATATTGGAGTGTCTAACACATCAATGATTAAGCGTGAAACAAGGCTTAACAGAAATATTGCTACCGATAAAGAAGTACATACTGCACAATTCACAGCGGCGATAGAACTTAAGAATAATGAACCATTTATGAAGTTCTTTCAAGACTGTCTTGCAGGTGGTTATACTCATGCTAATCCTTACGCAGTGGGTAAAATATTTAAGGATGTATGGTGCTTTGACGCAAGCTCTATGCATCCGTCAGCAATGTATGGTAGACGATTCCCTTACAAGTGGAGAAAAGAGGTTAATCCTAATGAATGTTATCAAAATTTCCAGTCCGCAAACTATGAGTTCTTATCTGGCTGCGAAAGCGGCGCTAACTCAGGGTTCTTCCATTATCCCGACCAACGGATTGAGTTATATGGATGTAAAGATGTTAAATTCTATTCAGTCCTCCAAGCAGCATACCGTGAATCAATCTTGTTTGAAAGGCCAATAAAATATAACTTTATGGCTAATGTTACCTTTTATAATATTAACGCTAAGGATTTTGGTAACTGTATTTACAGCTATATTAGTACATCTAAATGCACCAATGTTAAAAATGGTAATTTTGACAATGGTAAAGTAGTCAAAGCAGACGAACTTACATTTCATGGCTGTGATATTGACTTTATGTTAATTCAAATGCTTTATGATTATAGTAGTTCAGAATGTGATGAACTTTATTATGCAACAGCCCATAAGTTTATTAACAAGCCTTTACGTAACACAGTTAAATATTACGCACGCCAAAAGACAGGATTCAAGAAGCTTGAGCATAAAGTTGCCGACCATGTAGAAACGTTAAACGATTTTACATTTGAAGGATTACGGCTTTATGATGATTCAGTGGCACAAGAAATTATGAATACCCATAACAAAGATTTAGTCCACTTCGCCTTAATGGCAAGTAAAGGTGGATTAAATGGTCAGTATGGGTGTTCAGCAATGAAGCCATTAAGACAGGAAGTTGGCGTGCAGGGGGACGGTGATAAATTTGAATGGATTCCAACTGGGGTTAAGTTTCTTAAATCCAGAAATTCCCTAAATATTTTCACGGATGGTTTGTATACGGTTGCTTATAGTAGACTGCACCTTATTTGCTTTATGCTTTATCTAGTATTAAGCCAAGGCATTGAACCTCTCTATCACGATACAGATAGCGGTTATTTTGTAGGTTACAATGAAGATGTTCAAAAAGCCGTTGATAGATTCAATGATAATATTCTTAATAACAGCGAGAATAAAGATTGTTACAATTTTGGCATTATGGACTTTGATGGTCACTATGAAGATTTTGTAACATGGGGAAGTAAATGCTATTGTGCAACATACTTAGATGCAGATAAGCACTTAAAAGTTAAGGCTACTGTAGCAGGTGCAAGCAAGAAACAGCTTTCCGAATTGTTTACGCAAATAGTGAACGATGAAGATTTTGAGTACCTAGTGCAAGAATATTTTCGTCCTAATATTAGTTATGATGAATCCATAAACAAGAAACTTATTCGTAAAACTCCAGGAACACATATTATAGGAGATTTTACAGATGACAATGGAGAAACAGACCATTTAGACGAATATTCTGTAACTGTGCTTGAACCTTGCGGTTATACATTACGCTCAACAAATAGCCCTGTTAATAGAATGTATTATTCATTCTGTTATTCATTGCGCGGAGAATCCTATATAGATTATTTGCCTGAAGTTGTTAGCATAAATCATGACGAAAATGATAAAGAACTTTATGGAACTTATCATAAGGTACAATCTGACAAAGAATATGCTATGTTAATTGACGGCAATCCTGCAAGTATATTCCAGTGGGAATGGAGTGATAGGAGATGATTTAATTGAAAGAAAAAGATTCTTATAGAATCAGTAGAAGAGCTGCATGTCCTTATTATATTTCTCATACAACAAATTACATTCGTTGTGAGGGTATGAGAGTGTCACGCCAAGAGTACAACCTTAAAATCGATTGTTGCGGCCAGTATAAAAACTGTCCTCAATATAAATTTCTTACTTATTATTACAACAAAAAGGAGAACTAATTATGAACACTAACAAGAAAGCATCTGCAAAGTCCACCAATTCTGCTAAGTCCGCTTCTTCCGTCATTACTGACATTCGTATTTTCCCTACTCTCAACAAAAAGTCTAATTGCTGCGCTATGGTTTCTGTTATACTTGCAAATGTGTTCTGCATTTCCGGTATTAAGATTATGAATGGAAGTAAAGGGCTGTTCGTTGCAATGCCCAGTGCAAAAAACAAGGAAGATGAATGGTATGATATTTGCTATCCGATTACCAAGGAATTTCGTAAAGTTATGAGCGATTCTATCCTTAACGCTTTTGAAGCACTTAACGAAGATGAAGAGGAAGATGACTGATAAGCTCCCTGACACATTTCCTGAACCTTTTGATGATGACGATTTACCGTTTTAACTAAATAGAAAAGCACCCCTAAGTGGATAACCACCTAGGGGTGTTTGTTATTTAGCTAATATTAGGACGAAGAATCTTAATAGCAGTCATGCCATTGTTGTTATTCCAGCGAGGATAATCCATAGGAGTGCCATCTTCATTTCTAATACGGTCAAGAATTACAGGGGAGTTACCATCCATAAATCCAGAAACCTGAACCGTGACAGCATAAGAAGCAGGACGTTTGAAGTAGAGGATGATAGCATTACCATCATTGGTATAATAAAGGTTATTCAAGTCACTAACTACATCCCAAGTAACAGTCCTGCCTACACCAGTAGGCGCTCCATAAATGGCCTTATTAAGCTGACGATTATCAACAGCGCTAATTGCAAACAAACCACCAGATTCAGGATTATTGCTAAGATAAACAGTAAAATCAATGTTGTTTCTATCCATGACACGAATAGAACCCTGCGAAGTAGAACCACCAGACGGAACAGGAATATAAGCAAATGCTTTGTACTGTTCAGGGTCGCCAGTTACAGACTGACCAGCAACAGTATACTGTGTTTGATTAGTGATAGCTAAATCAATGCAACGATGTTCGCCAGCTGCGCAGATATATTGACCGCGGTTTACAGCATCATTACCAAAGATATATTCACGCTTAGTATAAATGTAAACATCATCAAGCTTGCATACAGTATTAGTTACAGGATAAGTACCAATTGACTGAACAGTGGTGCTAACTTTAGCAGAGCGGTTAATAATACCACCATTAACAATAAACTGAGGATTAGGGCTAGTCCCAATCAAAGCGATGGTTGCATAACCAGTTTCAGTAGTAGCAGTTCCGTCATTACAGGTATAAATCATATTGTTAATGTAAGCTGCTGCTTTACCAGGCCCATCAAAAACAAAAGCATACCTGCAAGTATCTGCATAGAAGTTAGTAACATGAATATCATTGTTAGTAACTTTGCAAGCGATTGTATTATCCCACCAAGTATTAGCATCGGTACCACCTGCACCACCAGAGGGAATACCATGATAGCTAGTCCAGTTGCAACCGTATACATCAGTACGGCAGTCAAAACCAACCTGACATACCATATTAACAAGGTTATTACATTCACAGTCAGGTGCTTTATTACCCCAGAAAAATGCAACAGAACCAGTCCAGCGTTCCACAGGAGTATTATCACTAAATCCCCATACCATTACATTATCCATGTAGCAGTAACGGTTTAGAGTGCTGTTGGCGGGCTGCAAGTAAACACCATAGGACTTAACTTTATTGATGCTTACATTGTAAATGCTGTTATCGGTATATTTATTGGTAGTAAATACAATGCCACCAATCATACCACTACAAGTAATGTCCAAATTAGCAATAACAATATTACCAGTTACGTCATCACCTGATACAGTGATAACACCCTGACTACCAAAAGCAGTCGGATTAGCAGTATACTGCAAGATAGTATCACTTGTACCACGCGCAGGGTCACGAGAAGAACCAGCACCATACAAGCTATGCTTAAGCTGCAATGGAGCACTTACCTTATAAGTACCAGCAGGAATAAACAGAGGTTCGTTCTTAGTGTGAGTGTTAATGGTAGCAGTAATATCATCAGTACCATCCATTTTAAGGGTTTGATAAGTGCGAATATCTATAGGACTTTCTGGAATAATCTGAGGAATAGCACCGTTATTACTAATCAGGAATTTTTTATTACCCTGTCTAGTTCCCATTTCTACATAAGAATAGTTGTCATCAATCTCTGTAGGAACAAGACTATCAAAATTAGGTTCACCATAAAGGTTTAGGGGAAGTGACCTGCGGGAAGCAGAACCAATATCCATTCGGCTATCATTAGCGACAAACGCGTCTGTACCACCTTGGGAGATTCCAACATAACCATCTGCGGTGACTTTCATATTACCAGTTACACTCTGGTTTAAGTTACCATTTACAGTCTGATTCAAATCGCCAGTAGTGTTAATATCAATCTTCTTAGCAATATCAGCACGCGCTTGGGTATCTTGCACATCATAAGCAGCATTATCAATCTTAAATTTGTCAACAATAGGATTTGCCAATTTAAGTCACCCTTTCTATATCAGGCAGTCGCGTGTGTATTAGTGGTAACAACTTTGATAGTGGTATCTGTAGCACTATAAGTGACGGTAACACGAGGAAGTTTCTCAAGTTTAGTAGCTTTATTAAGCGCATTAGTAGCATTAGTAGACGCAGTACCAGCAGTGGTTTTAGCATCACTTGCATCTTGCGCAGCAGTATCAGCAGTAGACTTAGCAGTATTGGCAGTAGTGATAGCACTATTAGCTTTATTCAAAGCATTAGTAGCGTCGGTAGATGCAGTATCAGCAGTAGACTTAGCATCGTTAGCAGTAGAATTAGCAGTGTTAGCTGTGGATTTAGCACTAGATGCGTCAGTGCGTGCCACAGAGTCTTTAATTTCACAAATAGTACCGTCAATGTTGATTTGCGTTACAAAATTAGTAGTATCAGGCATAAATTATTTTCCTCCATTATCCAACAGTATGAGTGCCAGCAGTAATACTAATAGTTTCAGTTTCATGCGTATAGGCAACCTCAACACGAGAAAGCTTCTCCAATTCAGTAACTTTGTTAAGAGCATTAGTAGCATTAGTGCTTGCTGTATTAGCAGCAGTACGCGCTTCACTATCCTTAACAATTACTTCTTGGTCGTTAAGGTTGAACTTAGATACATAATTACTTGACATAATATCACCTATTCTTATTTACCAACAATTTTAATAGTTTCCACAGGAGCATCATAGATATGAATATCTCCACCAGTAACAATAGTACCATTATTAGGATTAAAGAAACCAAAAGAAATAGAGGTATCATCTGCATTATACTTGGCAACTTTTAGCGACAAAATATAATGCAAACGTTCAGCAACACTTGTCTTAGCGTAGTTAGTACCTTCGATGTATCGAGTACCTGCATCCATAGGCTTAAGAATAACACACAAATCATTATTAAGCCAAACAAGGTCGTTAATATTACGGTTAGCGCTTGCAGTAGTTTTCAATTTTTCATCAACGGGAGTGATAGCAAGTTTAACACTTCCCCACAATTCAGAAAAATTGCCAATCTTAGTCCAATAATCTTCATTGTCGATATCAATGCCAATAGGTACAGGCTGTGTGCTCAAATATCCATCACCATTGACAGTGACAACAACTGTATTACGAGGATACTGTTTGGTAATATCCCATTGAATAGGGTCTGCATAACTAATAGAACTGGTTTCAATGTACTGCTGCATTACCTCAATAACCTTAGATACCATTTCATAGTAACTAATGCTATCATCATAGGCAACAGGAATTACAGAACGGAAAAGTTTGTCCAAAGGATTGTACTTCAAACTTAATCACCTCTTTACCATAAACGTATAAACAGAACTTCCATATCTCTATACAAACAATTATAGATATTTGTATTTTCTTTCATATAATCGTTCATAATAGATACGAGAGAGCGACCACGATAACCTTTTTCTACATGGTCAAGAACCCGGTGCTCATTGCCATCACGATTTTCCTTTGTGTTGTTTTTATCATCCTGTGTGGTATTGCTATTACTGTTAGAATTAGCATTAGAGCTAAAATCATTACCAGAACTTGCCTTGCTATGGTCAGCATCCGACATATACTTACCAGCAAGAAAATTATCAAGACTACCCTGTGGAGTATCAGTGTGAGTATTGGTATTCTCTCCATTGCTGCTAGAATTGGAAGTGTAATTGGAATTGTTTGTGCCGTCAATATTGACCTTACTGTTTTTAGTTCTATCCTCTGTATTCACATCATGATGTTCAGTATTTTCGTCACTGGTAATGGAAAAATCATCAGTTAAGAACATTTCATACTGTTTATCAAGTGCTTCAAAGAGAGGATTATAATAAGGCATATGGCTGTTCATCCAGTCATCCAGACGCAGCTGCCAAAGGCCAAAGGTTTCAGAACCAATTTCATTTGTATAAAAATGCTTAAGAATATTGGTTTCAAGCTCTTTTCGCTTATTCTCATTCCAAATAGGATAACTAAAATTGAAGATTTTAGGACGCGCACGCTCAATGATTTCTGAATAAGAAACATTGGTGTAAGGTTCAACAATACCAGCTTTTGATTCACAGATAAATCGAACTTGAGTTGTATATTTACTCATTGCTCTCACCATCCTCAATATTGGTATCGCTTAAATTCTCTTCATCCTCACGTCCCTCCATAATCTTAGTTAGTTCAAGCTGAGAACGCATAGATACGGAGATGTCAGTATTAAAAAGCCTGTTATAATCCTTGCAGAATTTTTGACGAGAATACAATGGAGAAAGACGGTCTGCTTCTACCTGACCTAAGGTCATCTGAACTTCAGTGGTAAACTGCCGCTCTGCTTTCATATTGTAGTTGCTTTCAATACCTAAATAGGTAAGAGCTTCTGCAAGAGTTTCTTTTTTCTGCTGCTCTAACTGTAAGCCAATATACTGAACGCCTAAATCAAGAACACCCATCATGTTCTTAATATCATCAGTAGAAGGATTGCCTTTAACATACAGCCAAGGGTCATACTTATCTTGCTGATACACCATATTCTGTACAGAAAGTTTCGTATTCTCATTTGCATAAGCAATTCGCGGAGTTTTCTGTGCAGCAAGGTTTAAGTCAATCGTTCTGTCTATATTGGTAAGACGTTGTGCGAACTGTTTAATGACAATAGTATCAGGGGAGCGGCGCATATTACACCAAAGATAGGCACAGTTTTGTTTGTTAAGGCCAGTTTTCTGGTAATTAGAATTGTAGCCATAAGCACGAACGTATTTAGGGTCGCCAATAATATCAAAGTTATCACTAGGCATAGCAGGAAGAATTAGGTTTCCCATAACAGGGTCATGATACCCAGCCATTAAAGGTTGCCAGAACAAGAACTGTTCAATGAATCGTTCATCCAAAAAAGGAGAATCTTCAAGTCCTTCCCATTTGAATCTTGCAAGTGCTACATCATACAGGCGATTAAACCAGTTAGCATAAGTTGCCCTAGTTAAATCATAGGAATCAATCCAAGGTGGCTGTGGTTTTTGTGAACGTTTACTCATTTACTCACCTACTTCTGGAATACGTTTATAGATAGAATTATCTGCTTCATAATTTCCGACAAGTCCGGGATTATGCCAGAATGTAACACCACGATTAAAGATGTCGTTAATCATTGTAGAAACATCCGCAGGAACGTCACCTAAGCAACAACAGTTTTGCGTTTTAACATAATTCCAGTTTCTTCGAGAATCAATGTTAGGAACCTGAACTTGATGAATGGGATAACCAAACATAGTCCAGTAGTCATCAATAACTTTTGCAAATTCTTTAGTAACATGATGATAACTAGCCATAGCATATGGGGCACTTGCATCCCTTGTCGGTAAAATACCGGAATCAGTAAAACGGAAATAAGGACTTACAGAACCATGGCTCTGTGGTGGCAATCTGTCCATATCATCACGTTTTGCAAGTGTGCCAGCAATGTTAAGCATTTGATTGGCTAAGCCCTCAATAGCTCCATAAGTATTCTCGGGGAAAAGAGCAGAATGTTTATCAGTCATGGCCTGAACATCTTTTGCCGGAGCAGTTAGCAGGTTAATGCCAGCAAACATTGTACCAGCTACCAAACCTGCATTTTCAACGGCCATAGAACTAGAGTTCTGTGCTACATATACCTTATAAATATCAGTGTTATAAGCACAAGTAGGCCAGTTGCTAATTGCAAATACATCTTCCTGATTATAACCAGTAGAGCCCTTATAATCCTCTGCTGCAAACATTGCTGTAGTCTGTCCGGCATTTGACATTATATTGTATCCGATATGCAGACTTTTCTTTCTATCTCCAAGTTCAAAACAAAAAACATGATTATCGCCTTGTGTAGAATAATAGCGGAGATAAAAATAAGGATATGTGAAAAGTTTATTATTCTTAGGGACATAACCAGCTACGTTATTAGGAACTACAAAAGTCTTATCATACTTACCACTATCAAAGGTAAGAGGAACCATATAAATTCCCAAAATGCCATCAGGTGCTTGCCCAGCTTCTACAGCCTTAGCAATAAAAGCGTTAGCAGATTCAGCTGTGGTAAAAAAGTTTTCTTTACAACCTGAATAGATACCAAATCTTAAAGAGCCAGATGCAGGAGCGGAATCTTTTTCAGGCTTATCGAATGTGGTAACAATACAGATACGCTTATCAAAGTCAATATATTGCTGAATGTCATCAATATAGGGGCCTGTATCCAGTTCATCATTGATGATATTATCACCAATTTCATCAGTATTCGTGTGAGAACGCTCAATAAAACAAGGTTGTAATGTCACTTGATTAAACCAAGTTTGCATAACGTCAATCGTGAAGTAGATACGACTGGTTTCATTCGCTACATATTCTACCCTGTCAATAAAGGCATAATACCATTTATTAGAAAAATCAGCGTTCTGAAATACGATATAATTACATGGTTCAATCGTTTCAGCATTAACTCCAACAGAGAGATAATGCTCTAAACGCTGATAAGTATAATTGGTAAGATGAAGAACAGATTTGGACGTAAAATAGGCAAAACGGGAAGAATCAGACTGAAACCTAAGCACATGATTATAGGTTTTATCTGTAGGGATACCCTTACAGATATAAAGTTGCATATTTGGCAATGTTCTTGCTCCTTTCAAAATCTGTAGGGTGGTTTACACATCATCCAAATTGGAAGTTTGCGCTTAGCTGTAGGAGTAGGACTTGGGCCAGGTGGTGTTGGCGGTTCAGGGGGTGTTGGTGGATTTGTAGCATCCCATTCAACATCCCATGTGCCTACTTCGTTAGGAATACCAAGAATAGCAGAGGGGTCAGTTCTGTAAGCTGTGCCATAACCACCTATCCAATATTCCCAGTGCGTATGAATACCACTGGCATTACCTGTTTGTCCTTGCTCTCCAATATATTGACCACGAATAATTGTTTCACCAACACTATGAATCTGACTAGCAAAATGAGCTGCAAGCCAATAGCTATTATCGCTCATTTTAACTACAATGTAGTTACCCCAAGAATCGTTACCAGTCGTGCCACCTTGCCAAGTATGGGCTGTTTCAACCGTACCTGCCATTGGTGCATAAGATTGATGATTTGTATGTACTGTGTCAATACCACCATGAACTGAACCATCAGAATAATGTGGATAACCTGCTGAAACTCTGATTGTGCTTTGGTCAGTGATACATTGTTTGTAAACTGCCATATAAGCAACGCGTGATGTCGTATGCGCGCCCCACGTTTTAGGAGGATAAGCCTATTAGCTTAGGAAAATGTCAACAGGTTAAGCCTTAGTAGTAAACTGCACAGCGTTAGCAAACGGAGATGCAGAATAGATACGCCAGATATGATGGAAGTAGTTCCAATCCAGAGTAGAGCCAAGGTCAGTTTCACGCATGGTGTTCAGCTTAGTATAAATCTGGAAGAAGTCACGGTCAACCATAAGTGCCTGAATAGCGGCCATATCTTCATCGTCAGGGGCAACATGAGTATAAGTCTTATCGCCACCAGTTGCAATAGTGACAGCACCAGAGCCGGAGAGGTCATTACCAGTAAGCAGGTGTTCCAGACGTTCCACTTCATACTCATTAAGGGCAAAACTGTCAACTTCAAGACGATGCCCCATAAAGTCTGCTTTATCCATGTTAAATGCGCTTGCCAGAACATCAACATCAATAGAAGCAGAAATATCGACAGGGACAATGGTATATAGACGTTCAGCCGGAGTATTCATGGGAATACCAGCAGCGTTATATTCCTTAGAAATGAACTTCATCTTGCCATAAATCTGACGGAACTTCTTAACCAGGGTCTTACCAGATGCTTCATCAGTAACAGCAGCAACAGTTACTTTCTTGAGCTTATTGTTCTTTACCAGCTGATACAGCAGGTACTTCTTCATGATGAAAGCATCCAGTTCAGCAGGCTTATAAATCTGGTCGATGATGTTCTGAACAAAGGCAGACAGGTTAGCTTCACTCATGAAAGCAGTTTCCAGAGCTTCACGGTTGACAGTTACCTTGTACTTAATGCGAGAGTTCACAGCATGATAAGCAGTGTAAACCTCAGCAGGGTCGCTACCAAATTCAGCTTTCATAACTTCATCATTAGTAGCGCGGTCAGCAGAGAAGTAGGGAGTTGCTTTCTGCATCATTACATAAATTTCCTGAACAGTAGCACCAGTACCCAGAACACCCTTATCAAAAACCTGCCAAGGGTCTTCAAAAGAAATGTAACGCATAACGGTCAGGCCAATACGGTCAACCAGAGCATTACAGAAATAGTTCATACGCGGTTCATAAGAATTGATAAACGTCCATGCAGATTTAATAGATTCAGTAGTATTCTCAATCTGAGGAGCACCACCAAAAGTAGCATCACTACCAAATACAGCCTGAATAATACCAACAGCAGCAGAAGTAGCCATAAGTATATTACCTACCTTTCTTAATAGTTGCACTCAATATCAAGAGTGCCATCAATAATAAGTTTGCCTTTAGCGGCAGCGGTTAGAGTTACAACACCAGTAGAAGTTACACTAGCACTAGAAATGGTGCCATCTGCAAGAACTACACGCAAGCAGGGGATAGAATTGGTAACTACAAATTTACCGTAACCAGTTTTCATAACACGAGCCATTACTTCACTAGGAATGGTAAATGCAGTAGTGTTAGAGGTTTCGCCTTTATCTAGGGCAGTATGGATAACCAGAACATTAGATAGGGTGCTCATATTCTGGTTGTGGAAGGAATAGGCCATAAATCATCACCTTACTTTCTACCAAACATTTTCTTGACAAAAGCCTGTGCAGCTTCATCAATGGTAATTGCATTGCCGTTAGGTTTCTTATATTCGTCATTCGGCTTATTGTCATCATTCAGAAATGCTTTAACATAATCTTTGCGAAGATTATCATAAGCTTCATGCCAGTTAGATGAACCATCTGGGCAACCACTAGTAAATTGTTCTGCTTCATTGCGACATTCATCAAATTCATCAAGAACGCCAGCAATCAGCGTGCCTTGTTCTTCCGGTTTAGCATCTACAAAGCCACCGAGCATTGCAGAAATCTCATCACGCGTTTTCATTATTTATTACTCCGTTCATAAGTAAGTTTAAGATTCTCACAGAGGGCAATAATTGCTTGCATATCAACGCCGGTTGCGTGAATCTTAATAAAATCACCTTTAGTAGATTCTCTGGGGACAGAAGTATAACTACCAAGATGTTTCATAACATTAGAGGTTGCACAAATAAAATTACTGTCAAGCCAGTTCAAAGGATTAACACGACAATCATGATAAATTACTTCAAAATGAAGGTGTGCACCATAGCAATTACCAGTTGCGCCAGAATACCCAATAAGCTGACCCTCGTAAACGTGTTGACCGTTTTTGACGAGAGGCTCTTTAAGGTGTGCATAGCGTGTTTCCAGCTTAGAACCATTATAATTGTTATGCCTAATTCTAACCATGTTGCCATAAGACTGCATCCCAGTTTTAGTTCTACCATCCCAGCTCTGTACCTGATTAACTACACCATCCTCAGCTGCATAAACAGGTGTGCAAGGAGCAGCACGAAGGTCAATAGCATGGTGTGCAGAACCATCGTTATAAGTCCAACCAGCTGTGATGATATGCTTCTCTAAAGGCCAACAGAAAAGAACATCACCGTTTGATTTCCTCATTTTCTTCATCTCCTTTAAGTTTTTCCAAATAGGGCTTAAACAGAGCGGAAAGTTCAGGATTTACAGCACACATATTCTCCATAATGCTGATAAGCTCCATAATGCAAATATAAGTAACAACAGCACCTACAAGAGGAATCTGGATGCCAAGGTCAACATATCGCATTGCGTATTCAATACCGTAAGAGCCTACCGCAGCAAGAATCTCCATGCACTTGTGATAACCACCCTCACGCATGATAGATGAATTGTAAGAACCATCATGCTTTGCTTTAATCAGCCCTGTAAGAATGTCAAATGTGATAAACCCAAGAACAATAACAAAGGGCATAAACTCAACTCCTAACATTATACACCTACAATCTTCAAAATGTCCATCAGGTATCGCCTAATTATTTCATCTTCACAATACAAACCTCCCAACCGATATTGTTTAATTATATATAATAACCAGTTAGGGCGTGGAGTGCGTGCAATCAAAATGGTATTGTAATCATGGTCATCATTTGTCAACGCATAAATTACGCCACTACCTGGACTGTATTTCCTAGAAAGATAACATTTACCAGTAGAGAAGTCTACCCACAAACCTAAATAGTCATCATGAATCTTAAAACCAAACTGATATTTAGCTTCAGGAGATTTCTTAGCAATACCAACTACACTATCAAGATAAAATTCATTATGAACTGCGTATTTACCAAACTTACTGCCTTTCATCAAACGACCAAAATCAGTTTTCTCTTTTGCTTCAATATATTCTTCATTGTTAGCAATTTGAATTAAGACTAAACCCTCTCTAGTTGTGGCAATTTGCTTCTTGTTAATCGGCTTTTTAATATCAAATTCTGTGAAATAGGGGTTTGCCCATGTAACAGCGTTACCAAAGAAGAATACAACCACTCTGCGCATACGAGCAATAGTTTCATATAATTCGCAGAAAAATGTTACTTCATCTTTAAGATAGCCGTGATGACTTTCGTCCATAGAGATAAATTCATCAAAACAGATTTTGTTGACAAGTGGGAGTTCTTCAGATTTAGCAGATGAAATATATCTGGTTTGACCAGCAAGCTTACCGTCTATGTAATAAGCACCCTCTGGGGTTCCTTTTAACTCATGGTCAGGAAATTCATGAGCAACTGCTGCCCAAAAATTTTCTTTGGCTTTCTTATTCATCTCAGTTTTGTAGCGGCGAATATAAATAAATTGGTTCCCATTTTTGATAAAATCTTCAGCAGCCCATTTCTTAAAGCCATAAGTTTTACCACAACCACGAGAACCAACTACAAAATTAAAGAGCGCATTATAAGATAATGTGTTCTTTAAGTCCCACCACATTGACATTGTAATACACTCCTTTCATATTTAATATTAAGCCGAGGACTCGGCCCTTTGTCCTTTTGGATGGCGGAGTAGGAGAAATGACAAACCTATGTAACCATCAAGCTAACAGGCGTGTTAGCGCGGCTTTTGGTGGTAGAAATGGGCACAACCCCATTAACGTCCAATGACCAGTTTTCCGTTACTCTTAAAGAGTTCTACCATGTTAAGGGTGGCGAAAGGAAATGAGCTAGCAGTCACGCAAACCTATCCGTAACGCTTCACGCGCCTGACCACGGCTTAGGAGCATCATTCGTGCCTTTCGCTCCCTATGATTATATTATACTTTACAATGCGTATAAAGTCAATAATACAAATTGTACTTTTTGTAAAATTAGGAATGATTATTACATAGTGTATAATGCTAATTATGGGATGGGTGAGAGGTACGATAAAGGGGACTGCAAAAGGGCGAAGGTGAGCGGCTGGTTAAAGGTACGATAAATGGGACTCCAAGGCAATGGCAAAGTAAAAGTATGACTTATGTCTTTGACACTACTTT